CACGCACTTGTGGCAATTGGGCCGGTCCACCTGCGGTTTGTAATCTTCAAGATTGCTCATACTCGTCCTTTATCTTTTGACGATTGATCATGGCCTGCATGGGATCGGTGTCGCCCATCAGCACTTCAAGCAGCAGACGATCTATTGCCTTCAATTGCTTTTCCAATGCCGCGTTCTTGGTAACAAACTCACCGCATGCAGCAACATACGGCCGCAACAGTTCCAGTTCTCTTTGCTCAGTCATTCTTTTTCTCCTTTTGTCTTTCGCGCAACATAGCGTCTGCATAGCAGTAGGCCCATGTGGCCGCATGATTTATACCGTTGGACGACCCCACCTCATCCATTTGCTTAATTGCCATAGGCAAAGCGGCTGCAGCAAAGTAATCGCGCAGCGCCATACCCTTGATATGGCTTAGGTGTGAGTTTGGGAATGCAAATTCAGTCATACAACGTTCCTCATCTCTTCAAAATAAATAGGTGCATCCTGCTCAATGCGAAAAATCACATCCGGATGCAAAACCCCGCTCAAGTCAACAGAACTGTTAGGCAAGAACACCGACACCAAGGTCCACACCTCCGGATAATCAGGCTCCAACTTCATACCGGACATGGGCTCAATCGAGCCAACTTCCGCCGGCTCATACTCAAAGAAGCATTTAAGCTGCAGACCCAATTCATCACACTCATACAAGAATTCGTACATGGTTACCCCACAAAATATATTAAAAGACAAGCCAACAAGCACGAGCCAAGGATCACGGGCCACAAAGGCGGCTCATTGTGAATCGATCCCGTACCCAACAAAACGGATTGAATGATCTCCTCAGAATCTGTCATCTCAGGAGGCGGTGGTTGATACAACAAACCAATCTGTACCTTCCCAGTGTTAAACGGCGTCAAGCGCTGATTGATGCGATCAACAGATATAAAATCGTTGGCATTAGTGATCATAAGAAGCTCCCTTCATTGCATTCTTGGCCTTCATCGCATCGCTGTATGCGTGCTCAAAGCCCTCCAAAAACTTGTCTACGGGCACACTTAATTCTGCTGTCAAAATGGCTGATGAAACAAGGCACGCGAACCACGCGTCAGCAGGCTTGACAAAAGTATTTGAGCAGAAGTTAAGCAAAACCTGCGCATCGTCCATGATTTGTTCGATGTCTTTATCCGTAGTGTCTGTTCGTTTAGTCATATCACTATCCTTTCTTTGTTAATGGTGTTTGTCTAAGTAGACGTGGTTATTATCATGCTTTTAGCTAGTTAGGTCAATTACTTGAAATGTACTATTTCCTAGGGGTTTTCCCTAGGTTTTGGGGTTTTAGTGTGATGCGTTATGGTACTGGGTGGATGTACAGTGTGTTTTGGTGGGGGGAGCGAGGACCAAGGACCAAGGGTCAAAAAGGGGAAAAATGGCGCAAAAAGTAATACTAAGGTTTAGGTGCTATAGACCTTTTAGGGGTAAGAGGTGTTTTTTTTTTATTTTTTGTGAGATTTGACGTAATAGACGTAATGCCGTAAGAAGTGAGATAAATCAACACGTTATGAGCATGCGGCAAATTACGTCTGGAGATTCAGTGTAATATTTCTAGGGGGGCTCCGCGAGATGAAAAGTGAAAAAATAAAAACACACTACACCCTCCAAAAGTTCTATAGGGAGCCCTGATTTGCTTTTGGCCTTGACTCTTGGGTTGACACTCGATATACTCGTGGTAGTTCTTTTACGGGAGTTAATGATGGTACATATTGATCAGGGAATAGCCCTGCCAACCAATCGATCCAAATACCCTTTTGGTGAGATGGAGGCGGGCGATAGCATCCTGTTTGGCGTGCGCAAGCAGGCCGAGAGCTGCCGTGTCGCTGCCCTTCGTTTCACACGAGTGCATCAGCCTAAATGGGTGTTCACGCTGCGCAAGGTGGACGATGGTTGGCGTTTGTGGAGAATCAGCTAATGGCCAAGAAAGACGTTTGGAATGTTCCCCCTGTCATGCCTGACAAGGCACAGAAAAGAATGTCAACCGAAGTGGCCCCGCTGCGGCAGCAGCGTCGCAAGCTAACAGCCAAGGAATGGACCTTTGTTACCGAGCTTGTGAGTGGGGATGGGCGGGTAACCATGAAAGAGGCTGCCATAAGGGCCGGATACAAGGCCACCAGCGCTTCTGTCATGGCATGGAAGCTTACCCACCCTGACATCAATCCGCACGTTGTAGCGGCCATTCAGGCCTATCGTGCTGATTTGGCATCCAAGTACAACACGTCTTACGAGCGCCATATGCGCGATTTGCAGATCATTCGCGATAAAGCTTTGGATGCCGGTGCATTTGCAGCAGCCGTCCAAGCAGAGTATCGTAGGGGCCAAGCTTTGGGAACGATCTATGTGGAGCGCAAAGAGATCCGCCACGGCACAATTGACAGCATGAGCAAGGAAGAGGTGCAGCGCAAGCTTGATGAGCTTAAAAAGCTGTATGGTGGGCCTCCACCCACTGCCTTGATCGATGCGGACACGGGAGTGGTGATTGAAAGTGCAGCAAGAGAAAAGGATCCCGAGTTCGACGCGGGAGTGGAGCAGCCTCCGCTTGACATCTTTGAGCGAGGTTTGGGGGGATCAGATGACACCTGAAGCGCGCTTTTCGGCTAGGGTGAAAGCCGGCCTTGTCAATTGCTCTGTTGAGCGTATTGAGAATCGTATCAACCTTGGCATTCCTGACATGTTGGTGGGTGTCGGGGAATGTTTTGTTTTGATGGAATTGAAAGTGGTTGCCAAGGGCTTAAAAGTTGGGCTGCGTCCACATCAAATTGCTTTCATGACTCGGCATGCTGCCAAGGATAGGCCTTGCTACATTCTTGTGCTTGATGCCGGTAATACACTACGCCCCTCGACCATTCGCTTATATCAGGGGAGCGATGCTATGAAATTGGCTGCAGAGGGCATAAAGCTTGAACCCCTTCGCTGTTGGCCTTCGCGTGGTATGCCTTGGGGGGAATTAGAGGAAACCCTAGGTTTAGTAAAATAAATGTAAATAAGTGTTGCAAGGTACAAAAACCTTGCTATACTGGCGATGCCGGTGCTTGATCCGGTTCCTTAGAAAGAAGAGAGAGATGAAAAAGTTGACTATTGAACAACGGGCTTTTTTAGAGGCATACGACAATGCCGTTGCCAGTGCCCCTCGCGATGAGGTGGTTCGCTTTTTGACAGTGACTTCTGAAGAGCGCAGCAGCCGCGCTTTTTATGATTCTATGTCGGACATTTACACGTCAATTTTTGATGCATGGGAGGTTTGGAATCAGGCGCTGAAATTTGCTCGCGCTGATAAGGGCATGACCGTTGGCACCTTATCGGCTGCGCTCGCTAATTTGCCGCGAGATTTGCCCGTCTTGATTTGGGATGCCGGTACCCGTCTAGGGATTGCCCACATTGACGATAGCTTTGTTGAAGATGAAAACCCCCGCCTGGAGTTGAACACCGACCGCGACGATTAAACAGAAAGGACACACCATGCAATCCAAAAAAATTATTGCTTCAACCCTTGGCTTTGATGTTGAAGAAATGGCGGATTACCGCTATCAACCCACACGCACAAGGCAACCAGTTTTTGCAATCGGTCAATATTATTATGCTTGTGGAAAGCGGCGGCCTTCCGATGATGTGGGCGAAGACTGGCAGATTGACAGAGATCAATTTTGGGCAAAAGAAAACAACACAATTTTGTGGTCATCAAAAGCAATTTGAAAGGATAGAAAATGCCAATTTATAAATATGACGTGTGCTTCCCTAATTCCCAGAGTGTGATCCGCACCTTCCCCTCCCTTGTTCGCGCTCGCGATTTCATGCGCATCATGTCGGCCGATGACTTACCCTTTTTGGTTATGCCATGGGACGAAAACAGTAGCCCCTTAATCGTGCGACGCGTGAAAACCCCTAGAAAATATCACACACAAAAGGCCGTAAAGCTTGATATAATTGGTCCCTCACAACAGAAAGGATAGAGAAAATGTTAAAAACAGTCAGAATCAGCGCGAACAGCAAAACCGGCCCAATAGCAGTTACTTATCGCAGCGGCGAACATGAAACCTATGGCACGTGCCCGACTAGCTGCAGCCTTCACCCTAAAAGTGAAACCGGCACATCACAAATAGATAGCGATTATTTACAGGCCGTTTTTGATAGTGTCCCGCGTGGTGGCCAAGCTTGGACCTATTCGCATTTCACGGCCGAAGCGCTCCCGCTTCCGCAGCCAAATAAAACAGTTATAAATGCGAGCTGTGACACAACGGCCGAAGCAGTGCGCGCCGTAGAATTAGGCCGGCCCGCTGTATATGCTGCGCCCCTAGAATCGGCCGACCAATGGCCGCGTAAAATTCACGGCGTGCAATTTGCCCGTTGTCCCGCGGAATTGGCCGACAATTTCAGTTGCCAACAGTGCGGCGGTGGCCGGCCATTGTGCGCACGTGGTGCCCGTGAATTTGTCGTTGTATTTGTTGCCCATGGAACCGGTAAAAAGAAAGTGGGAAAAGATGAAGACGGTGGGTGCTATGCTGCAAGTGGACCAGTAGCGATACAGTGGCACAACACTAGAAAAAACGGCGCGAAAAATGATGCTGCAGCGCTTCGCGAATTTGTGCGCACTCTCCCGCATGGATCTTTTTTGCGTCACCATATTGCGGGCGATTGCGGCCTAGAATTGGGGGCCGCGTGATAATTGGACTAATCGTTATTTTGGTTTTGTTATGGTGGTTTTTGGACAATTACGGATAATTCAAAAATAATTGTAAAAAAAACGTGCAAAGTGTAAAAAGTATGTATAATTCAAGCACCGGCACAAAAAACCGGTTTTTATCAACTCAGAAAGGATAGCGTAATGGCTCACATGATCGACACAACAACGGGAACAGCAGCAATAGCTTATTCAGGGTTAGCCCCTTGGCATAAGTTAGGGCAGCAGCTAACAGCAGGCGCGACAATTCAGGAATGGACACAGCAAGCCGGCTTAGCTTATGACGTATTAGAAAGCCCCGTTTTATTTAACACACCGGCCACCAGTGCTCCGCAAGCATGGCCTGATCGTAAAGTGTTACACCGTAGCGACACCGGCGCGCCGTTAGCTGTAGTCTCCCAAGGCTATAACGTGGTGCAGCCGGCCGAAGTAATGGGGTTTTTTAGTAAGCTTGTGGATCTTGGCGGGTTCACAATGGAGACGGCCGGCGCGTTAAGTTACGGCCGGAGGGTTTGGGCCCTAGCGAAAGTGAATGAAGGGGCCGATATCGTAGAAGGCGATACAGTGCGCCCTTATGTTTTGCTTGGCACGTCATACGATGGAACCATGGCCACAATAGCAAAATTCACCAGTGTTCGCGTAGTATGCAATAACACGATCACAGCAGCGGTGAACAGTGGCGAATCACAAATTAGGGTTTTGCACAGTGAGCGATTCAATGCGGACGATGTCCGGCTGCAGCTTGGCATTGTCGCGAATCAGTGGGAGCGGTTCCTTGTGCAATCCCGCAAATTGGCCGGCGAGACAATGACGGGCGAAGAGTGCGACGCATTCGTGGCCGAATTATTGAAGCCTTACCACACCGGCAAAATTGAGATTAAAGACAGTCGCGCATTCAAGCGAATTATTGAACTATTCAACGGGCGCGCCATTGGTTCCGACATTGTGGGCGTGGCCGGCACGCGGTGGGCGGCCTTAAATGCGGTCACTGAATTGGTGGATCATGAGCGCGGCCGCTCTGACAATACCCGCATTGAATCGGCATGGTTTGGAACCGGTGCGGCGCTTAAAAATAGGGCTTTAGAACTACTCTCTGCTTAACCAGTGCAATTAGCCGACCGCGCGGTTGGTTTTTCACTCTCGCGCGGTTGGTTTTTCGCATCATGCGGTTGGTTAATGAATACCCTATAAACTAGGCCCTTGGTCCCTGCCGCTCGCTGTCGTAACCGTGGCCCGTGGCCCTTTGCGCTTCAATTTTGAAGCGCAAATCTTTGCCCATGGGCCGTGGCCCATGGGCCGTGGCCCATGGGCCGCGCGCCGTGAGGCGCGCGGGTTTTTTCTTTGCTGCCTAATTTTTTCCCTTGAATGGTGGCGGCGGGGGTGGGTGGGCCCGCTGATTTTTTTGTTTTTATTTGTTGCAAATTGCTGGCGCGGTGCTATAATTTAGGCTCCACAACAGAAAGGATAGAGAGATGATCACAGAACGCGAAGTGCTTCGGGACGATGTCATTGAACAAATTAAAAAAGATGTAGAGAGTGGTGACTTCACTGCAATCTATGAATTGATCATGGAACTGCCGGACAAAACCCTTTTGGCTTTTTTATCTGAAGGGGGCGACAATGATTGATCCAGTACTGCGGGCCAAGGCCCTTGAACTATTGCCCGATGGCCATGAAAATGACATGGGGTTTTTGCTTGGCTTTGGCCTAGGCCATGAAAGCGAATTATTGGGGAAAAGAATTTGCCGCGACATTTTCTTAAATGAATATGGTTATTCCGTGCATGACTTTTCTCCCGTGGAATTGAGTGAGCAAGATGGATGGGGAATATATGCCGAGAATGGCCTTGAGTGGATTGATGAAACTGGTGATCATTTAATCTTTGACACACAGGCCGAGGCCGCCGAATATATGGACGAAGTAATAGCAAAAGAATTACAAAAAGAAATTGAAAAGAATAGTAAATAGCGTGCTATAATTCACCTGTCTAATCGGCCGATTAGATACAACCCTAGAAAGAAGAGAGAACGCAATGAGCAACCCAGTTACCCCTTTCCGTAATAACCTGTTTGGTTCACGTGGCATGGACATTCAAGCCGCATTAGATTATGTAGATCAATTGGCCACTGCGTCCACTGATCCAGTGGCCGTGCAAACAGCGGCCCGTGTTCTACTGAACACTATTGAAAGTGCAGTGACCCAGTCCCAAGGCCCGAGCCCCGTAGAAGAAGCATTGTTTGCCATCATTGATAAACGCATTGCTGTTTTGCAGATCAACACCCAAGTGGAAATCAACGCGTCGATTGACGACTGGATGGATAACAACCTGCGCGACAAGATGATGGATATTTTGGCCAACGAAGATATTGACGACGACATTTCCAACTGGATGTCAAACAATTTTGATATCACCGACTACAACGTGGACGACGCAATAGAATCATGGGCCGAGAACAACCTAGATGAAAAGATTAGCGAAGCAGTAAATAATTTAACATTTACAGTAAACGTTAATTAACTGGTGTATAATCCATGTACTGGATCAGCCGATCCAGTACAACTTTAGAAAGAAGAGATCATGAAAATTTTGACAATTGACAGTAACCGCTATGTATTACCAACTGACATGGCCGCTAAAGACATTCAAGCTCTGGCCGGATTCTTAGTCACACTGACTAAGGTAGATTACGAATGGATGTATGGCCAACAAGAAAGTCTGTACTTCGCGAACGAAGGTGCGAAGGTCAGCATAGACCAGATGGATCTGGTCAGCAAAGAAGAAGCAAAGACCAGAGCGGCCACGGCCCGTGATGTTTATCAGGCCAAGAAAGACGAAGAAGAAAGGGCCAAGGCCGGTGACCTGATCGGCCTACACGTCAACCAGTAAGCGCTGGTCTAGGTTGTATGTACATACAACCTAGAAATCACAAACCCGAAGGCAGCCTAACTGGCTGCCTTTTTTGTCAGCCGGTGTATTACTATACAGAGTATAGTAATACTGGGCCACAGGCCCAGTATACGTAGCACAGAGACCGATGGCGCGCCATCGGTGTTTACCCTTACTCTTTTTTTCTTATTTTTTCCCTCATAGGTGGTGGCGGGGGTGGGCGGGCCCGCGTGTACCTCTTGTCTACGTATAGGGATGACTTTAGTTAGAGGGGGAGGGCCATAAACAGCCCGTCAAGCGCAGCCGAAACCTTCGCCCTGTTTCTGCCAAATTTAGAACCTTTTTAAACTTGGCCTACCCAAAACACCCCCCTTGTTGTTTTAAATGCAATCAGGGGTTATATTTATGCAAATTTCAAAACGTGGCCTATGCACTCTACAAAACCCGATGACGTACAGGATGAACAGCTTCGCTTGGAGCTACGCCTTAAACTTCTTGAAGCGCAGGAGCGTGCAACCACTGATTTCCTGTCCTTCTGCCAGTACGTCTGGCCCGAGATGCTTGTTGGGGAACACCACAAACGTATCGCCAAAGCCCTTGACCGTGTAATTACCGGCGAGTGCAAACGCCTGATGATTGCAATGCCTCCCCGTCATGGCAAGTCCCAACTTGGAAGCTATTTGTTCC